CATCATCCCCGCCTTCACCCTCGCCAGGGGCCACAAACCCGACCCCAGCACCGGCACGTGCGCCATGGCCGCCGTATCGTGGCTCATGCACGGCGTCCACAGCGATGAGCCGAAATGCGCGTGCCCGATCATCCGCGCGTTTGTCATCCCGGCGAATGACGCGATGGACCACGCGACACGCCAGCGGTTTATCCCGTTTTTGCACCGCATTGCCGGGTCGCGGAGCCCCGAGCATGAGGCCGCGCGGATGCGTGTGCTGGTGCTGGCGGCTGTGCGGGTGTTTGCGCCGTTGGCGTTGGATGCTGCGGGGGTGGCGGATCATGCGGCGCGGCTGCGGGCGTTGCCGGATGACGTGACCTATCAGGATGTCGCCCGTGCCGCCGATGCCGCCGCCTATGCCGCCGCCCGTGCCGTCGATGCCGCCGCCCATGCCGCCGCCTATGCCGCCGATGCCGCCGCCCGTGCCGTCGATGCCGCCCATGCCGCCGCCCATGCCGCCCATGCCGCCTATGCCGACCAGTCCTGGGACGCCTACTTCGCCGCCCTAGACGCTGTTCTCCGCGCCGGCCCCGAGGGTGAGGAATGGAGCGCCACACAGTGCGAGACGGCGCAGCGCGCGTATGCCGAGGCATGCGTTTAACAAAAAAAAGGAGAGCGACCAATGTCTATCGATAATCTGACGATCTCGGAATGCCGCGAGATCGCGCACATGTTCGGCGCCGCGCAATCTGCGCCATCTTCGCACCCCATGGTCGGCAAATATGTGATCCTGCGTTGCTACAGCGCGGGCGTGCATGCTGGTGTTCTGGTGGCGCAGACCGGCGATCGGGCGGTGTTGCGCGACAGCCGGCGTCTCTGGTCATGGACTGCAAACGATGGGATTGCCCTTTCGGGCCTTGCCGTCCATGGGCTGAAATCCGGCAAAATCGACACGATGTTGCCGGAAATCGCGTTAACGGGCGTCATCGAAACCATCCCGTGCAGCGCGAGGGCGGAGGAGTCGATCAATGAGCGGAAGTAAGGGCTCCGGCGACGGCGACGGCTACGGCTCCGGCGACGGCTCCGGCGACGGCTAATGACACGCGCTGAGCTACAGACCGCCTGTGCCACCCTGGGCCTCACGCTCCGGGGCCTGGCGCGACTGCTGGGCATCCCCGAAAACACGCCGGGCAAATGGGGCGGGCGCAATCGCGCGGTGCCTGCGCCCGTGGTGGCGTGGTTGCTGGCGGAGTTGGCGCATCGGGCTGCGTGTCTGCCGCCACGCTTGCCCAGCACCCCGACGCGGGATATTGTGCGCGGAGACGCGGAGGGTGAGACGTGATCCAGCGCCGTGGCTTCCTGACCGGCATTACCGCGCTACTGGCCGCGCCCGCGATCATTCGCACGCCGGGGCTGTTGATGCCGGTGCGGGTGTGGGAGCGTCAGCCGCGATTGACGGCAACGGATATCCTGGGGATGCAACGCGTAAATGACGATGCGTTTCGCGCAGCGCTATCTGCCGTCTTGGATGTTCATTTTCAAACTGTGATGGACATCTTCTTTATGCGGCTGGATGGCGCATGACCATCCCCACCCAGTCCGACCTAGAGCGCGCCATCTGCTGCCCGAGCGGGTGCACATCCCCGGCCGACTGCTACGCGTTGGACCGCAGCAGGTCCTACCCTGTGCAAATCCACGAATCGGCGCGTGCTGTGGCGCGGTTGTATCTGGACGCATGGCGGGAGTATGTTGGGGGTGGCAAGGCAAAGGATCACGAGGATTGACCCAGCGCGGCAACCCGGTAAACCGGCGCAAAGGGGAGGTGGCGCGGGCACTGATTATCTCGCTGGTCCAGAAGCGTCCGATGCCCATGGCCGAGGTGCAGTCGCTCACCGGGCGCAGTCGCACGCGCATCCTGGACCATTGCGCGCTGTTACAGGAAAAACGCCGGATCGTGGGCTATAGCAGCGCGGGCGGGGTGTTGCGGGTTTGGACGGAGGAGCGGGAGTGACCTGGAAGAACCAAAAGCCCCCCAGCGGCATCCCGGCGCGCGGCGAGGGTAAAGGGCCAGCGCGGGGCGTGCGTGCCAAGATCACGGCGGAGACGCAGCCGACGCCAGCGGCTAAATCGATTGGGCATGAGGCGGCGAAGACGGCGCGGGAAAGCGCGAAAGCTCACGCGGAGGCAATGCTGCAAATCCTCGTGGATATCGCCAAGGACGCGACGGCGCCGCACCACGCGCGATCCGATGCTGCGGAGAAGGTCATCAACCGCGCTGAGGGCAGGCCAGCGCAGGCCATTGGAGGCGACCCCAACGGGGTGCCGCTGAGGACGGTTGTAACGTGGGAAGATGGCCCCGTTTAACCGCGTCGTCATCCCCTACACCCCGCGCGGCTTGTTCCGCCCGTATCACCAGCGCACGCAGCGTTGGGCGTGTTTGGTGGTGCATCGGCGCGGGGGGAAGACCGTTGCTTGCGTCAATGACTTGATCCGACGGGCGGTAAGGCTGGACAAGATAGACGGTCGGTTTGCTTACATCGGTCCGCAGCTTAATCAGTCTAAAGACGTGGTTTGGACGTATCTAAAGCGGTTTGCTGGGCCGCTGATTGCTGAAAAAAACGAGAGCGATCTATGGGTTGAAGTGCCCAACGCGGCTGGTGCTGTGTCGCGCATTCGCATCTATGGCGCCGACAATCCGGACCGGCTGCGCGGCGGCTACTTCGATTATGCGCTGTTAGACGAATACGCCGACATTGCGCCGAGCGTTTACGGTGAGATTGTGCGCCCGATGCTAGCGGACAGGCAGGGCGGCGCGACGTTCATCGGCACTCTGAAGGGGCGTAACCATCTTTGGAAACTCTACGAACAACACGCCGATGATGTCGGGTGGTTCACCATGCTCGCCAAGGCTAGTGAGACGGGCATCCTTCCCCCGGAAGAATTGGAGGATATGCGCGACGACATGACGCCGGAGGAATACGCCCAGGAGATGGAGTGCAACCCCGACGCGGCGATTAAGGGCGCCTATTGGGGCAAAGAACTGGCCGACGCGGAAGCCGCTGGGCGCATGTGCGCTATCGAGGCTGCGCCTGGTCCCGTGCATACGGCGTGGGACCTCGGGATAGGCGACAGCACCGCGATTTGGTGGTGGCAGGCTGTGGGCGCTGAAATCCGGGTGCTGGCGTTCTATGAGAATCACGGGCAGGGATTGGAGCATTACGCGGCCGTGTGCGCTGCGAAGCCGTGGGCACAGGGCGATGATTGGGTGCCGCATGATGCCAAGGTGCGGGAACTCGGAACCGGGCGAACGCGGATTGAGACGCTGATTGCCATGGGTCGCAAGCCACGCCTAGTGCCGGATCACAAGATAGATGACGGGATTGAGGCTATGCGCAGGGTTCTGCCGCGTATGTGGTTCAACACGCCAGACACACGCGATGGCGTTGAGGGGCTGAAGCAATACCGGGCCGACTACGACGAAAAGCTACGGGTATTTAAGAACACGCCGCGCCATGATTGGACCAGCCACCGGGCGGACGCGGCGCGTTATATGGCTATGGCCTACCGCGAGATCGTCCCGGCACCGGCACCCAAGCCCAGCCCTATCATCGCGGTAGGATCGGGCAACACCGCGACGCTTAACGACCTGTGGAAAGCGCAACAGAAGGCGTCGCGTCGCATCTAACCCGACTATCCCGACAAGCACCTCGCCCCCGTGTGAGCGTCGTATACGGGGGCCATGACGACATTCGCCGGACAGATGGACTTCACCGGGCCGCAGCCGTTCAACGTCGAGATTGAGGCGGAGGAGGTGCCGTGCCAGCCTGTCGGGGCGCCTCTGTTGGGGCCTTCGATGCCCGTGGTGGCGCAGGAGATCACGGCCGACGTTGATCTGTATCCGCCGCGCGGGCGTGGCGTGCGGGTTCGCCGGTCATGGTGACGACGCCAGATAGCGTTTCGTATCCGCCTCAATATTACGGGCTGCTTGGGCTGCCTGCCTCATTGTATGCGGATGACGAAGTCGATTGGCTGCAAGACCAAGCAGGGCTTTCGTGGATTCGGCAGACCGCTGCATTTAACGCAGTTTCCAATAATGGACAGGTTGTATTCGCTGCGGCTTCGCGTGCCTCAGATGTGCCTGTCGATCTTGGGACATCGCAAATCTATATCCCGTTCGTCGGCATTGCGGTCATGGATCGGGCGGGCACCGGACCGCCGTACTGGACCTCCTACGGCGCCTACTTCGAAGCTCGCATCGAAGGCGCTTCGGTCAATATCGGCACGGTGATTGGCATAGAGATCGACGCGATCAACTTTGGCGGCAGCGTGTCACTATCAACGCCATGGGTGCGCCAGACCACCGGCGGCGCGACGGCGTTGTGGCTCGCCAGCGGCGGCGATCCAGCGAACCACGGACGGGCCATCAATCCGGCGCAGCTTGCCCTGGGGATCGTCAACAATGGCGAAACTTTCATGGCTGGCATCGTGTTTGCCAATGACGCGATCGAAGGGACGGACGGATCATCCGGCTTCGGGCAAGCGATCAGCTTGGCCACGCGCCACCTATTCGGTTGGTATGCCAACTCTGGCGGGGCCGGGACGCAGGTGAACTACATCACCAGCGTCAGCACCGTCGCTGGTCATTCGCTCCAATTCCAGAATGGCGGAACGTTGTTGCTGTCGGCAGGGGGAAAGATTGACTTCTCGGTTGCTAATCTCGCTAGTTCGGTCAATGGCATCGGTGTGA